GGTCGTGGTCTTGTCGATCTGCGCCTGCTTGGAAATCAGCTTGTTTTCCAGTGCAGAGGAATAGCCCTCGGTCTCCTGAATCTCTTTCTGGATGTTATCGTACTGCTGCTGCAAGACGGCCAGCCGCTGCTTGGTGGAGTCAACGGCCTGCTGCTGCTTCTGGTACGCGGTTATGTCGGACTGTACCTTGTTCAGTTGCTGGATGCGGTTCTGTGTCTCCACAAGAGCCGACTGTGCAGCCTTGAAGGTGCTGGAGAAGTTGCTGTTCTGTTTGGCGGACAGGTTGAACAGCAACTCCCATTCTTTTCGAGCCACTACTTCGCCTTTCTCGCCTTTTCGCGCTCGGCAACAATGGCATTGTTGGTATCAATCCATTGCCGCAGTTGATACAGAGGCATTGCAAGCCAGTATGGTGCAGGGGTGTTGTTGCCCTGCGCCATCAGAAGGGCTTGCCGCCGCAGCCACTCTCCACCATCATCAGTTACACATCCGACAGCATCAAAAAATTTCTTGCTTTGGTGCGGATGGTGTTGTAATCCCGAATGCTCATTGCGCCGATAACGTCAACGCCGATGGGCTGCGTACACGCCCGGCAGGCCATCCGAATCAGATAGCCCGCACTCATGCTCGGCACGACAACCGGCTGGCGCAGAGCGGACATCTCGGCCTCGATTGCAAACGAATCATTGCCGGTCAGCTTGCCGAAGTCAAACGTCAGGGTGTCGTACTTCTTGCCCTCATACTCAAACGGCTGAATGAGCTTGTGGACGTACACATAAGGGTCGGTGGCAGCTTTGTTCGCAGCGGCGATGGCTGCATCGTACTCCTTATCGCTGATGGTGGTGTTCATAGCGGCTGCTCCTTTCGCAGTTAAAAAATAGGCCGGAGCCGCAAAATGCAGCCCCGGCATAACGATCGGCTCTGATTACTTGCCCAGTGCCTTGCGGACAGCTGCCAGATAATCCGTGCCGTTGATGTAGCAAATGAAGTTCAGCGGATCCAGTTCACGCACCTTCTTGCCATCGAGATAAGTTGCCCAGTAGCGGACAGCGTACTCGCCGGAGCCGTTGGCGGGAGTCGCCGGAGCGATAGTGCCGCCCTTGGTGGACTTCGGAATAACGACAAGAACGTGCTTTTCAGAACGAGCATCAATAGTGCCATTGATGGGATCCTCATACTGAACAGGAACACGCAGATCAATCTGGTGGCGGCGAATCTCGGACAGCTTGATGGACTGTGCCGTAGTGGTGCGAAATTCCAGACCAAGGGTCATTGCTTCGAGATGACCCAAAATAACGGCATCAATGTTGCCGCCGATGCCGGCGCCGGAGATAGACTGCGTCAGAAAAGTCACATCAGGCAGTGTAGCTTTTGCCATTCCCGCATACTCAATGCTGTCTTCGTAGACAGCAAAATTGATAATGCTCTGATCGATTGCCATAGTAGTACCTCCTCTTTAGGACTGGAGTGCGCTGGTCACATAGTCAGCGTCATACTCCAGCACGAAGTCAATTTCCTGCGCCGGAGAGGGCGGGGTCATGTAGACGTGCAGCTTGATTTTACCCGCCATCAGGCTGGTCAGAGGGTTCTCGCTTTCCAGCATCTCCACGCGGGCACCCAGCAGGTAGCCTGCGCCAACCAGACCATTCAGCCAAACGTTTGCGCTGTCCAAAATGGTGTCAATCAGGCGGCGGTTCATCGGCTTGTCCAGCTTAGACCAGAAAGTCTTGATGAGCGTGTTGGAAACGTAGTCGAACATCCGGCTGAGGGGGATGAAGTAGTCCTTCACATCGGTGGACTTAGGGTAGCATGCAGTGTGGTTGCCCCACGCAGTCCATCCGCCCATGAAGTTCAGGAACGTGCAGATGCCAGCGGCATCGACCACGTTTGCCTGATTGTAGGTCAGGTTGATAGCTGCGCCGTCATCGTCGCACAGGCCGTCGATGTGGACGGTCTTGTTGGAAGGGCTCTCGTAAGGGATACCGCCATTTTTGGTGTCGGTCTCCGCGAGACAGCCCGCCATGACGGTGGAGCCATGGAACTTCAGATTACCCAGAGTGCCGTTAGGCCAGCACAGGATGGTCTTTTCGGTGAAGGTGCCGCTGTTTTTTGCCTGAACCGCAGCAGTGTAGGTTTTTGCGGAAATATCCACCAGAGCCTTGCCAGTGAACATGCCGTTGATAGAGCCAGCTTTCGCATCGATTGCAGCGGAAACGGTAGCATCCTTGGAGAAGCCGGGTGCCATAATCAGGTCGGGTACGATGCCGAACATCGTCAGACAAGCCTCGACCTGCTCAACGGCAGCTGCCACGGCTGCTGCTTCCGCGTCTTCTGCGAGGGGCAGGAAAATGACAGGCTGGCAAGCGCACAGCTTGAAGTGATAGTACATCACCTCGCAAACGGTGAACTTTGCCCAGTCGTTGTCATAGCCCAACTGTTCCTCCGCTTCGGTGTAGCTGGTGCACAGCACAGGGGTGCCAGCGGTTGCAGCGGTGCCAGTTGCCTTGGACAGCGGTGCAGTACCGATGACAAAGGGGATGCCGCAGGTTGCGGCGTTCGGGGTCGCCACGGCGGTGTCGGCGCGGCTGACGTTAATACCATGATCTGCCATAGTATGTAATCCTCCTTACTTGGATTTGGCGAGCATCCGGGCATACGCAAGGATGGCCTCGCCGCGTGCTTTTGCCTTTTCAGGCGTGGTGTTCAGTTCGGCCACATCGATGACGAAGTCGGCCACGCCGGGATATTTCTCGGTGGCGATTTTCACATCGTCACGATTCACCGCCTCCGCAGCAGCGCAGGGGTAAATCGTATTTTTCTGGATATAGCCCAGAATGGACGGACCAACGTAAATGGAAACGCCGGGCTTGCTCTGCGCAGGCTCGGCGTTCACGGTGGTTTCGGCGGGCTGTTCCGCCGCGGTCTTTTTTACCGACATAATTTAATATCCTCCGTTTGCTGCACGGTCGGCAGCTTCCAGTGGGTAATCATCTCTCCGGCGTAATACTGTCCAGACCACTCATCGTAGGGCAGGCTTTCCAGATTATGACCGGGAGAAAGGTCAAGGGCAAACTGGTACCGCATTTCACCATCGGGACCAATGCCGCCAATTTTGCGTTTTTTGAGCAATTCCACCCGAAAGCGTTCCATCATGTTCAAGAGAGCAAGTTCGCCCTCCTGTTCATCCGGGTTGTAGCAGCAAAAAATAGAGCGCACGGAAACAACTGTGCGCTCCTCGCTGCCCGGCTGCTGTTCGGTGGACAGAGGGATGATGCGGTGGATGATGTAGGGGGCCTTTTTCTGGGCCGACTTGCTGTCGGGCAACCGCATCAGGTAGACCGCAGGCGCACGTTCTTCCTGTTCAGTATCGCCTTTCTGCATAGCCACCGGGAGAAGCATATCTTTCATCACTTCCTCGGTGAACGCTTTCAGCTGTTCAAGCAGTACAACGCAAGTCATATCAAACACCCCATCCGTTCAAAATTCGCGTGATTTCATGCTCAATGCGCTCCTCGTAAGTGGATGCCATTTTCTCCTCGATGGAGTCCATGACATTCTCGTTGGAGTACATCATCTGCGGGGTGGCAGGGCCAAACAGTTCCTTGACCGGGAACCGTTTTTCTCCTTGCCGCTCATAGATGCCATAGTGAGAGCCCATCTTCGCCTCGAAAGCGTGGTCCAGTGCCTGTCTTGCGCCGGACTTCTTCACGCGAGTTACCACGCGGCCGCTGCGGTCCACCTTGGTATCGAAAACTCTAAGAGGGATGACGCTGCCACGGTAGCCGAAGTTGATAGAAACCTCGCCATTGCTACCCCGCTGGATGTTGTTGATATTCTTTGTGCGGTTGGAAAATTCGCTGCTGCTGATGGCATACTCCTGCGTGACTGCCCGTTTCGCCACCGTTTTTCCGGCGGCAGCGGCGCGAGCCAGCGCAGATCCTACAGCACGATTGGCACCTCCGGGAATTCCGGCGAGGAGGGCAGACACCCGGTCAAATCCTTCCTCTGCAATGTCAACGGTGATGCCAGCGGCTACGCTGTGCATCATGGTGTCCGTTGTCACATCGCTCATTCGTCAATCGCCTCCAGTTCCACCCGCAGCATCCCCATCTCGCAGACAGAGGATGCCACATAGTAGTTTCGGACGAATCCATCCTCGTCAATGCCCAGCTTGCAATCCTTCTCAGGCTGCTTTCCGCCGAGGGCCGCAATATCGCAGTGCAGCACCCGGCTGACCCGGTACAGACCCTGTGCATGGTCGCTGATGGTCTGGCGCACTCGTTCCTTTTCGGAAAGCCCGGTCAGAACTAGAGGAACATCAGGGTATTCCTCTCCGTCATAGTAGACCGTATGTGTCTCGGCGAACTCGTCCAGATTCAGAAAGACGCTGTTCAGGTCTTCCCGCACAGCGTCCTTAAAGGCGCTCACGCCGTGGGCATCGCCGCAGACAGCTCCGGGCCACTGGCGCACTCGTCACCGGGCACAACGTCCTCGGCGCAGATAGCCTGAATGAGTGCGTCCTTTGTCTTGAGCTGCTTGGTGTCGATGCCCATATCTGCGGCCAGCTTTTTCAGATTGGCAACAGTCATGTCGTGCAGCTGGTCGGGGTCGAGGTGTGCCGTCTCAGAGCCGTTCTGCGAGGCTTCGGCTGCGGGGGTGTCGTTACCTTCCGCAGTTGCCGGAACGTCCGCGGGGGCTGTTTCCGGGGCAGTGGGAGCAGAAAACACATATTTCGCAACGCCCAGCCCGATAAGCCGGGCTGCTTCGGCATCGCTGACCTCGCACCGCTCGCCATGCGCAACAGTGTGAACGCCAGTCTTGGTGGGGCAGCCGTAGCCACCGCAAAGAATTTCAACAATCATCGATGTACTCCTTTCAGGTCGGACTTAACCGACCATGTTCTTGGCGCGAATCCACGGAATGTAGTTCTTGGGTGCAGCCAGAGGACGAGACTTCAGGACGGTCTTGCGAGTGTCGTTTTCCTGATCGATGCTGAACTTCGGAACACGGCGGCCAGAAATGGTGGACTGGATGGTGTCGCCGTAGTTGATCTGAGTGATAGCACCATACATCAGATGGCCGCAGCCGGGAGCCGTAATCACGGCATCGGTCTTGGGGAAGTAACTCTGCTCCTTGTCGGTGGAATCCACATAGGTTTCATCAACAGAAATCAGATTCAACTTGTAGCCGCGGAAGTTGAGGGTGCCACCGTAGACAACACCGTCGTATGCGCTCAGCTGCTGCTCAATCTGGCCGATGATGATGCCGGAATTCTTATCCAGCAGACGCTGAACCTTTTCAAGATTCATCACTGCGTCATAAACATCAGCACCCAGCAGCAGATCGGCAGCGCGCAGACCACGCTTGGACAGCAGCCGGCACATAGCCGGAACGTCGCCAAAGAAATTGCCACCTTCCTCGTTCCACTTGTGGGCGGCAGTGTAGATGTGGTCGTTCTCGTGGCCGGGATTGTAGAAATTCACGACCTTTGCCTCGCCCTTGGTCACGTTGTCGATCATCTCCTGCATGACGCATCCGTTGTCCAGCATGGTCTGTGCGCACATCCACTCCTCGGTGCGGGTGATACGGCCATCCATGTCAGCCAGATCGTTCTGGACCAGTTTTGCGGCACGCTGGGCAGGGGTGCTGTTGGCATAGATGGCCTCGCCGAAGCCACGCTTCGTCAGGTCATCAGAGGTAAGAGGACGGCTCACGCCGACGGACGCAGGCTCAAACTCGTTGACCTCGTAGCCCATGCGCTCCATCGGGATTGCGCCGACACGAGGCGACACAAAGGCTGCCATCTTGCGGTCGCCGTCCATGTACTCGGTCAGCACCTTGTTGGAGCTGAAGATGTCTTTCTCCTCTGTGGGAAAGTAGCGGTCACGGAAAAAAGTCTGATTGGGCACAATGCGCTTCTGCACGGCCATCAGGGTATAGGTGTCAAAGAAATTCAGTTCAGCAGGCATTGTAGTTCCTCCTCTTACAGTGCAGGTGCAGCGGCCTTGAAGATGATGCCACCGTTGCGCAGGGCATCCTTGTCGGCCTCGGTCATAGTGTAGCTGTCGGCCACGGTAACCTTGTTGGAGTTGAAGCAGCCCATCAGGTACACCGGGGCGGTCACATCGTCAGCAGTGCCAACGTCCACATCATCACACAGGATGCAGTAAGCGGTAAGCACCTCATTACTGGCAGCAGCGGTGCCCAGCACGACCAGCTTGTTATCGCCAGCAGTGCCGCCAGACTTTGCCAGAATGGTGCCGCGCTTGATGGTGCCAGCAGTGCCCAGCTTGCGGATGGTGCCGCCGCTGACAACCAGCTTGGGGTTGATGTCGGCAATCAGGCCGTCATACTCCATGGTGCCGAGAGATTTGCTCAGTTCGCTCATAGTAGTGTTCCTCCTTACTTCTTGTCATCGTCGAGCAGTTCGGCAACGACCGCTTCGGCAGCAGCCATGCGCTCGGCCTGCGTCTTGGGCACGTTACCCTTTGCATCGGGCAGAGATTCCGGGCTGCCGGATGCAGACGCACCCGGAACAGCCTCCACGCTCTGCGCGCCAGATGCGGCGTTGTCCGCTGCCAGATTCTTCAGGAACTCGTGACCCTGCGCAGCAGCAGCCTTGGCTGCGCGGAATGCCAGCTCGCGAGCATCGCAAGCGGTCTCGCCGTACTTGGCCTCCTGCACCAGAGCGGGGTCAAACAGGCTTGCCACCGAATCGATTTCGGCCAGACGGTTGCGCTCCGCGCTTACGGCTGCATCAACTGCGGCCTGCGGGTTTTCCGCTGCGGGGGTTGCAGGGGTGGGATTTGCATTGTTTGCCATAGTGGATTGTCCTCCTTCGTTGGACTGGACGGCGGGTGCCGCCGGTGTATTTGCAGCAGCGGCAGCAGGTGCAGCCGCTTTAGCCATAGGAATGTTGTCGGGCAACTTTACGCCAGGCATCAAGCGCAGGGCGTGACCATTTGCGTAGATGGTCTGACGGTCTGCGCTTGCGGAGATTGCAACGGGTTCAGCATCATCCAGCAGTTCATCGGCAAAGCCCTTTTCTACGGCCTCTTTGCCCGTCATATAGGTAGTGTCGGCCATCATGTGCAACAGCACAGTTTCAGACATCCCAGTCTTGCGCTTGTAGATGCTGACCTGCGACTTGTCCCACGCATCGTTGGCATCGGCAGCCTTGCGCAGTTCATCTGCGTTGTATGCGCCAAGAACAAAACTCCAGCATTTGTGAATCATCACGAGACTGGACGGATTTACGCGGACGGTATCGCAGGCGCACATGATAAGGCTGCCGCCACTCATTGCCACACCGTCCACGATACAGACCAGCTTGGTACCTTTGGCCGCCAGCTCCCGGAGCCGATTGTGAATCAGGATGGAAACGCCTGCATCGCCGCCCAAACTGTCCATGCGGATGTTGATTTGTGAACACCCCTCAATCTGTGCCAAGTCGTTCAGAAACTCGCTTTCAACGATGTACTGGCCGGGAATCGGTTCATTGGTCCATCTGTCGATGGGCTGCTTTTCCACGATATCGCCGTACATGGTAATGTCGGCGGTCTGGCCGTCAGTGCTGGCCATTGCGTAACAAGGCCGCTGGATGTTCACCTGCGGTGCGTTATTCGGTTTGGGCATTTTGCTTACCTCCCTGTGTCGTAATGCTGGCGGTGGTCTCGATTACGCCCTCACTGCCAGCGGCTTTCAGCAGTTCGTTTTCGCGAGCCAGCTGCTCGGCGTTTTCTTCCCAGTCGCCGCCGCCCATCTCGCGGGTGACCTGCTCATGGGTGCGGAAACCGTGGTGGGTCTGGAGGATTGCTGCCTCGACCTCTTTCTGCGGGTCAAGACTGCCCTGCACAGGGCCAATCCAGCGGGCACCGCACCATGCAGCACGGAGCAGCGGGTCATCAAAAAAGCCCGGAGCGATTACTCGACCACGGGCTACGGCCTCTGCCAGCCAGATTTCATACGCGGGCTGGCAGAAGCTGTCCACCAGCCATGTGCGGCGCATCTTGAACGCCTCCCATGCTTCCAGCAGGGCAGCGCGGCTTGCCGAATAGCTGGCGTTGAACTCTTTCAGCAGCAGTTCGTACGGCATCTCAATGGCGCCGCCCATCAGCTTACACAGCGTTTTGACGAACGTATCAAAGCCAGCGGTCGGAACATTCGGGCTTCCGAACTTGATGTCCTCGTCCTTGTCGAGGTGGAACACCTGACCGGGGCTCATCTCGTACTCGTTCTCGCTATGGCTGGCATTGTCGGTCTGCGGGTTGTCAACAGGAACGCCGCCGAGGTCGCCACCACCCACTTCGTTGAACGGAATTGCACTCTTGGGCGTTTGCGACACAATCCACGCTGTGAAGTAGCTCTGGACCAGTGCTGCAATCAGTTCCGATTCGGTGTATCTGCGCAGCTGGAGCAGTGGTTCGATGATGGGCGCAATGAGCGGAACGCCGCGGTACTGGTCCGGGCGTTCCGATTCCATGATGTGCAGGATCTGGGGCAGGCCGGTTTTATCGCCAGCCACTTCCACCCGCTGCCATGTGGTTGTATCATTCTTCCACTCGTGCGGGTAGGTGTTGCGCACCCAGTAGGCCACGATTGCACCGCTGCTGTCCACTTCCACGCCGTCATAGATTTTATTGCCGTTGCTGGGGTTCTTGCCCTCGGTGTAGCCCAGACCGTCCAGCAGGCCGCCGCACTTGTCCGGGGTGGACACTCGGTCGGCCTCCACCAGATGCAGCCGCAGGCCATAGGGATGCAGCTTGTCCGGGTTGCGGATTTTCACCACGGCGAACACATCACCGCTCATAAGCCAGCTTTTCAGGGCCAACTGCTGCAAGCCGTAGAAATCGTTCAGCCCCATGGCATCACAACTGCGGCGGTTTTCGGCCCAAAGCCGGAACTCTGCCTCGGTTTTACTCTGCCACTCTTTGGCTTTTTCCGGGGATAGCCCCAGTACGTTTCGGTCAACGGTCGCTTTCAAGGTCAGCCCGGTGCCAACGATCTTCGTTCGATTCGTGTTGATGGCACTGGTCGCAACAGGTGCGCTCATGTAGAGCATTCTGCTCCGCTGCCGCAGAATATCTGCGTTGTCGTGAATATCGCTGCTCGGAGAGCTGCTGTTGGGGAAGAAAGCCCGCAGCGCACGCCGTTTGTAGGATGCGCCCGCCTCGCTGTATCCGCTGGCCTGCGGTGCAGCGGTAACGCGGTATCTGACACTCAAGAGTAATCGCCTCCGTAATTTTCAAACTAAGCGGGCTGGCTGGGGAAAGGAGTAAAAAGCAGCCAGCCCGCGGCAAAGGCCCTTTCGGGCCGTCACCCTAAAGGATCACCAATCGCGCGGGATAACGGAGAATGCCTTGCGGGCACTCTGGCCGTTCAGCAGCGCGGTCAGTTCATCGACCTTTTCCTCGGCATCTTTGATCTCATCGCTGAGCTTGCCGAGGTCAAGACGTGTGAGTTCCCGGTCGTCCAGACGGTAGCTTTTCACGCCACCGGAAAGCAGCTTGTTGTAGGCCACATACAGGTTATCAAGCCGCTTCGTGTGGAACTCCAGCCGCTTTTTGATGGTCACGGTATCCATAACTCACACCTCACCAGTCGTCTAAAAAGTTCTCCCGCCTCCGGCCGGGGGACGGCTGGGGACGGGAGACGGGTTGTTGAATATTTATCACCGGGGCTGCCAGTGCCTCTGGTGCCTTGCCGCGCAGCCTTTTCAGCGCCCGGTCGATGGCATCAAGGTCTTTCGGCAGCACCTTGTAGGCCGCTATGGCATAGTTTCGGCAGTCAAGAGGTTCGTTTCGCTCATGGCCGGAGATTTTATCCCATTGCCACGGGTTGCGGTGGCCCTCTTTGTATATCAAATGCTCTGACAAGAGGCCGTTGAAGTAGCCGAGGCCGTAATCGTCCCGGCGTGGGAAGTGGCAGTACCGAGGGCCCGGCTCCTGCACTTTCAAATCGTCCATGATGATTTGCTTGCCAGCGTCAACGCCCAACTGGTACTGCCAGCACATCCCGATGTAGCGGTTCTGCACCGTGATTTTCACCTGCTTTGGCGGGCCTGTGAACGGCCGGTCGGAGCCGGGAAAGCCCTTGATGCAGAAAACCTTTTTGCCGATGCGGTCATGGCAGCGCTGGCGCACCTCTTGGGTGAAATGGCCGCCCTCGTCTACAAATTTGATGGAAACGGGCAGCTCTAGGCCGTCAGCAAATTTCAGCTTGCGGTCGAAAACCAGCTCGTCCAGTTGCTGCCAGACCTCGTCACTGTCCGGGCGGCCAGAGATGATGCCTTTTTCGATGCCCCATGTTTCCCCGAAGTGACCGAAGCCCACGATCTCGTACTCCATGCGGTCGTCCTGCGTATCAACGCCAGCGGTCAGCACCAGCACACCATCCGGCAGTTCCGCAGGGTATTCCTCCCTGCGGCCAAGCATGGTGTCCTCGTCCTGCACATCGCCGCGATCTTCCCACAGCAGCCCCAGACGGGTGTTGTAGACAACCTGCATCTTCTTGGTATCGCCCAGGGCATTCAGGTATTTCAGCACGGTATCTTTCCATGCTGCCCACTGCGAAACAAAGCTGTTCAGCCAAAAGCTGCGGATACCGTTCTCATAGGCGGCGGGATTTTCCGCTTGCCAGTGAGCTGGTGCACGCTTCATGGTCACTTCGTCCGAAATGCAGGCGCACTCCGGGCAGAGATACCACACGTCCTTGACCTTGTAGGTTTTCTCTCCGTGGGTTTCGATGGTGTCATACTCGTACCGAATATCTTCCCAACGCAGTTCATGGAATCCCTTGCAGTGCGGGCACTGGGATACCCAGCGCTCCATCGTGCCCTTGACGTAGGACTTGGCAATGGCACTGTGTCCCTTGATGGTGGGTGTGCTGACTTCCACAGCCTTTGCGTTGTAGAAAGTGGTCTGCCGGGCCATTGCCAGTTCCCAAGGGTCGCCCTCTGTGCCGGCACTCACTGCCCAGCGGTCACGCTCGTCACCCAGCACATAGCGGATGGGCTTTGATGCCAGAGCGTGCGCCTCGGTAGATCCGCACATGGTCAGGATGCCGCCGGGATAACTTTTCTGCAAAATCGTGTTGCCGCTGTCCCGGCTCTTTTTCTCCGCGACCTTGGCCCGCAGTGTAGGGCAGTCTCGTATCATGGGGGCGATACGGAGCTTGCTGTACTCCTTGGCATCCGTCATTTGGGGATGGATGAAAAGAATACTGCCGGGGTCAACGTCAATGGTGCGGCCTATGACATTGTTTTCAAACTCCGACTTGCCGACCTGTGAGGACGCAACGACAACGATATGATGGATGCGCGGGTCGGAGAATGCGTCCATGATCTCCACCAGATAGGGCGTGCGGCCGTTACGCCAGCGGCCCTGCTCGGCAGACGCTTCCGGGGACAGGACGCGGTTTTGTGCTGCCCACTCGCTGACCGTCACGTTGGGCGGCGGGCGAATAGCTGCCACCAGCTTCGCCACCAGAGCATTCAGGCGGTCTACTGCGGCGTTGTCACTCATCCTCGTCACCGCCCAGTTTATCAGCCCACGCCTTGCGTTCACGGACACGGGCCTCATACTTTGCCGGGTCGTAACGGAACATGGCGATTTCCTCGGCTATCTGATTCACCTCGCCACGCATATACTCTGCCACCTCTGCCGGGTCAGACAGAGCAGCCGCATTGATGGCAACACGGCTGGGCAGCGCCATCAGCGCACCCCGGACGGTGTAGATAAGCTCAGAGGTCATAGCGGCCACATCCTCACTGCGGTGCATCTGCCCAGACAACTCCTTGGCTTCTGCCTGTGCGATTTTGGCCTTGGAGGCCTTAAGGGTGGCATCAGCTTTCCGCTTGACCTTTTCCAGCTTTTCATCTTCGGCATCCAACCTTGATCGTTTTGATTCCATGAAATCGCAATATTCCTTTCCGGTCGTTACGATTTCATACAGGTTTCCATGTGGAGTTTTGGTCTTGTGGATGCTGCCTTGGCTTGTGAGCTGTCCTATCCATTGGTTTGATGCGCCAAGCAGAGTGCAAATATCTGCCGTCTTTACATAAATGTTCATGCCGGGACTGAGAACATAGACTTTTTTCCCATCAACTATCACAGACTGTTTTGCTGCCATTTTTCCTCCTTGGTGAATTTTGGAGCAAACAAAAACGCACGGCAATTAGCTATTACCGTGCGTTTCTATTATTTTTTGTGTTTATGGCTAGAATCCAATGGCGCAAAAACAGCGCGTTTATCATCCCATCCTTTTTTCTTTCTTTTTCGGATTCTATCAGCTGAAACTCCGCTAATTTCACTCCATTCGGTTGCTGTTCGTCCGATTCCGTCTATAACCAGCAACGGCGTGTTACGCTTGTTTCGTTCCTGAACTGATTTTGATGCCCATCGGCAATTTTCAGGGCAGTAATTGCCGTTCGGGTCAATGCGATCAATGCTAAGAGTATCATTGTATCCGTTCGACAATGCCCATTCACGAAATGAAGAAAAGTTCAGCCTCCACTCGGTGCACATTGTTATGCCAC